GATACGCTTCTGTATGTCGGGGCTTTGCCCGCCGCCTTGGTTAGGCGTGAACCCCGGCTTCGTGAGCTTCATACGGTTGCCCCACTTACTTGGGGTGACTTCGTATTCTACTTCGTCGCCGACGTTCCATCGGTCTATGGTCTTCGCAGATACTTCTCCGCTTGAGCCGTCTTCGAGTCCAATCTCGAACTTAAACATAAGGCCGTTACGACCTTCATACGTGCCATTCGGTTGAATGGTCTTTACTTTACTGGTTCCCATTTGTTTGGTTTTTGGGGGTTAAAAAAGTGTTTTTTGTGTCTTGCTTTCTACGATGCTTCTCATATTTTGCCGGGCTACGTGGTAGTAGCTTGGCTTCAATTCAAAGCCAATCGCCCGCCGTCCCATTTTCACGGCTTGATATGCCTCCGATCCAATGCCCAAGAAAGGCGTAAATACCACGTCGCCTTCATTGGTGTAAAGATGAATCAACCGTTCAATAGTATCTAATTGTAGCGGGCAAATATGCTTCTCATCTCGGTTGTCTCGGGCGGTCGTGTATTGTAGGGTGTTCGTTTGGTTTATGTCCATCCAAACAGGCGAAGCGTATTTCTGCCAAAGATCAACGGGAAGCTCTGTATTCGTTACCGGGTTATTTCGTTCTCCATCCTTACGAAATACAAGAACGTAATCCGGAAGACCTACCGCGCTCATAGTGCTGTCTTTCTTCACTTGCTTGTGCAGCAGCTCAATCGCCTTTGTTCGCTGCATCTGTATTACCGGATCTTTCCAAATTGTAACCCGGGAATGGTAGATAAATCCATGCTTCTCAAATGCCTCGCGAATCATTCCGGAAAAGTCCCGCATACCTCGGAAGCCTTCAACGCCTTTCTTTATCATCAAATCCATGCAATGCACTGCGACATTTCGACCGCTCTGCGTTATGCGGTAAATTTCACTAACTAAGAAATCAAAGTGAACCAAGAACTCTTCCCAGTTGGCACTGTTTCCCATGTCTTCGGCAAAGCTGGAGTACGTGTACAAGTCCGCAAATGGTGGACTGAATACGCTGAACCCTACGCTCTCATCATCAAGTAGCTGGATGAGTTGAACGCTGTCTCCGTTGCGTATATCGTACCACTCGCATCCGTCGTCTTCGGTGTTGTAATTGGTTTCTTCTTCTTCTTGCTGTCCGTTTATTACGGTTGTCATTGCTTTATTCATCTCTTCAAATTGGTCTTGTTTTCGTTTTATAGTCTCGATTACATTCTGCATGGTGTCGGTCGTTATGATGTAGATATTTACCTCGTTCTTTTGTCCGAATCGGTAGCTTCTTCGAATCGCTTGGTATAAACCTTCAAAGCTGAAATCCAACGCGGCAAACACCTGATTCTGGCAGTGCTGGAAGTTCAACCCGAACTGAGCTATTTTTGGCTTCGTTATTAGGATCCGAAATTTACCATTTACGAAATCCATGAACGCTTGCTCTTTGTCTTCGGTCTTGTCCGATCCTTTGACTTCTACGGCATCCGGTAACAGCTTGCGCAATAGCTCGCCTTCTTCGTTTTGCCGTATCCAAATAATAAACGGCTCATCGCTTTGGTTTACGATGTTCACGGCCTGCTCGATGCGGTCGAGCTTGGTAAGTCGTAGTTCTTGGTTGAAATTTGTAGCACTTACTGCCACTTCATTAAAAAGCATCCCGTTGTTTCGCTGGTCGGTTTCTATCGTGGTCTCGTAAAAATTGAGATCCGGTAAATCATATCCTTCGTCCTCGTGTCCTATATCCGAAGGCTTGCGAAGTACGCTTGCCCAAGTACCTACCCATTGATAAAAGTGTTCTACGCTGTGCTTTTTTAACCGCCACTTGTTAGTGTTGCCGCCGTCGTGAACAAAGTACATCGCGCTCATCTCGGTCATTTTCATGACGTCCAGAAATTCGCTATGATTACCCAGCTCTACGGGATCATTGGGTGAAGGGGTAGCGGTGCAAGCTAACTTGTATCCGGTGTCTTTGAATTTGTCTATAATTGCGTTCCTCATCTTGCCCTGCATATTTTTTAATATGCTCGATTCGTCGAGTACAACGCCCGCAAATTTGCGCGGGTCTACGTGTTCTATCTGGTCGTAGTTCAATACCTGCACCTTTCCATTTGGGAACTTTTGCGCGTCAATACCGAAACGATCAGCTTCTCGGATTGTTTGCGCCCCTACTGCGAGGGGGCAAAGCAGCAGCACGGGCATATTCTCGTGTTCTGCTACGCGTGAAGCCCATTCTAACTGCATGAAGGTTTTTCCTAAACCACAGTCCGCAAAAATTGCATACTTACCGCGCTTCAAAGCCTTGTGTACTATATCGCGTTGAAACGGGAAGAGGTGTTCATTTAACTCTGTAGAATGAAATCCCACGTCGCGCAAATTGCGCTTTTTTGATTCTATGAAGTCTGCGTATTTCATTGCTTGCGGTTAGTATATGCGTGTATCAAGTCCGCCTTGAAGTTGTCAATCAACCGGCGGAAGCGTTGCTCTTCTGCAAGCTCTTCTTGCCATTGGTTGAAGTTCTGCGTTGGCTTCACGTGAACACTGCTCTTAACGCATACGGGCTTTGCCCATTGCTTTCTTTCTGAATTCATTGTTTATGTATCGTTCAAGGTTCGTAATTGAGGACTGGACTTCAAAGAGGAGGCGGTCTATCTCTTCGCCTTCGAACTCCTTTTGCGCCCATCCGTAGAATTTCTGCACATCTTCTCGTAGTTGTTCCATCAAAGTATACGTGTTTGAATGTCGTACTTGAGTTTCTTCATATCGATGTCGAGGTAGTCCGTTACGTGGATTTCCGAAATATCGATTTTGCTTGCTCCCCCTCGACAGAGAAAGACGCGCTCGATGTCGATAGGCGTAAAGCGTGGGCCGTTTAACTCCGTGTTCTTGCCCGACCCCTCAAGCGTGGGTTGGTCGTATTGCTTACGACGGAAGTAAACCTCAAGCGTCATCGAGTCGATGAGGTCCACGTGGATTGATTCAAGTATTTGTTCCATTGTGTAAATCGTTTGTTGAGGCAAATCTATACAAAACTTCCCATTCTCCAAAATTTTTTGGATAAAAAAAGAGGGAAGCCCCGTTGAGCCTCCCTCCCCTGTACAAACGATAAAACAAAACAGTCCCAAACCTGGGACAGCTAATATACTACTTTTGAGAAGAACCGAAGTAATAGTTTACCACCTGCCCCACGAGCGTACCTTCTGCGAACCCGAGGATGTGGAAGAAGATTTCTTTGTCCTCAACGCCGGACTTCGCCCAAATCACCATAGTAATCCCTATTACCATTGCGGCGATACCGACAAAGGACTGCATCCAATCCCGCTTGTTGAGGGTCTTCGTTATTTCTATCTCTCGGTTCCTTGCGTTGGCACGATCCGCGTTCGCAAACTCCGCAAGCATAAGCCGCGCTTTCTCTTTTTCCTCTTCGCTCTCCGTACTCGCGTCAATGAGTGCACCTATCGCCTTTAAAGCATCGCCTCCGGGTATTACGTCTCCGATAACCTCGAAAGCCTTGGGAGCTTTGTTTCTAAACCATTCCCCGAGCTTCGTGTCCTTGAGTTGCTTCTTCATAGTTCCATCAATACGTTAAAGGCGGTATGCCCGCCAATTACCACCCCGCACCCGATAGCTTGCTTTTTAAAGTGCTTGGCGTACCCTGCGGCGTAGCTGTTGCGATCAATACCACACCCCACTTGCATTCCGAAGAGTTTAAAGTTGTTCCCTACCATCCACTCAACGTAGGCTTGTGTATGGATGTGGCCTTGCACCGTGGATTGAAAGTCATTCTTCGCTTTGGTTCGGGCAGTGCCTCCTTCCCCGTGGACGTATTGAACCCCGTCGTATTCGATACGCTCGACCCAATTCCACGAAGTACCGAGAACTTCGTTATAGTCCTTTATCCATTCCCTAGGTACGGATGAACTAAACGCCTTCCGCATAATAATACGGTCGTGGTTGCCTATGATAACGTCCGCATCCGGGAACGCCTCCGACCACGCTTCTACGTGTTCAATGGCTTGTGCGAGTTCATACGCTCCGCCCATACCATTCGGATCTGTTTCGTGGTAGCTCGAGTAGTGGTTGTCGATTATGTCGCCAATGAATATAACCTGGTTACAGTAGTGGCGTTCGTAGGTGTCTACGCAAAACTCGAGATAACCGTCTAACTCGAACGGGCAATGCAAGTCGCCAATTACGAGAATCCGCCGTTCTTTACTCTTCAGGTTTTGAAGGGCTTTGAACTGGCGAGAGGTGAGGCGGGGACGTGGCATTTAATAAACCCAGATGCGGTGTTGAGGTTTGTTTGTGTCGAGGTCGACATGTATGAACGAAGGGCTAATCCCGAGCCTCGTAAATCCCACCTCCTGGAGCGCGTCGAGGATTATGTATCGGCTTTGGCTGTCCGTGCAATAGATGTCCGCTGCTAAACCTAAAAGGTGCGAAGAGTTCCTCGAAGCGTTGTAACCCTCCTTTATTAACTTTTTATTGTGAGCAACCGTGCGAAAGCCCGACGTTATAACGAACGGAATCCCGGCACAATCCCGAGCTTCATCCAACATAGATAGAAAGTCCGGATCCATCATGTCCCCGCTTCCGGGTTGGTCGGGAGAATCGAACTCGGAAAGGGTGAAGTACCTCATTTCTCCGCGAGCATCAATTCAATCTTGTGGACGGCCTTAACTACCTCCTTCATCATCTCTTTCAATTCGTCCTTGTCGGACTCCACGCGAATGATACGCCCCTTTAACTTCTCAATCTCGCGGTTTAGGTTTACCCATACCGCTACTATTGTTATTGCGCTTGGAAGAAGAAGGAGAATTATTTCGGTCGATGTCATCGAGAAACTTCTTTAATAGGGTTATGTTTTCCTTTCGGCTTTTTCTCATCCAAAATACGCTTTTAAATCCACGAGCCGTGGGTATCGGCTCTGCCCGCTTATACTCATGCCGCTCTGGTAATAGTCCGCAGGCTGTGGAATCATATCCGCGCCCGTGTTCGAACTGTACTCGGGGAACAAAGAGGAGTTATTGCAGAGGTATTCATAAAGGCGGTACGAGTAAAATTGGGCGTTTTGACGCGCTCTTTCTACTTCGCGGTGCAAGTCGTCCGGGCTTATGGCTTGCGTATCTTCCGATACCCTCAAAACGAGCGAGCCGTTATCCATCTTGACGTAAAGCGAAGGGATAAGTTCTACCATAGTCCACCAAAGGGTGGCTTTCCGAACGTATGAATCCATGAGCGTAGCGTAATCGCCCGACAAAGAAGAGCCGGAAATATCGCTCTTTAGCTTCTCGAGGAGATCCGTACCTAAGTACAGTTGGATATACTTGTCTTGTGCGAGGATAATAGACGGCACGAGGTACGCGTCCTCAATGCTTCCGTTAATATTGGTAATCCGCTTAATGTAGTCCGGATTCACAAAGAGTACTTCTGCTGTAAGTGCCATTTATCGAGGGTTTAAAAAGCCGTTATTGGGCATATCGGTGGGACGTTGTGCGACGCGCTTATCATTCTCCTGGAGGCGTTTGGCATCTACCCCCGCCTCGCGGATTAGCTTCTTCGCTTGGTTTACGGAGATTTTCTTGTTGTTCTTGCGGAGGTAGGTTTGTCGCTTAAAAAAGTGGTGGCAGTCCCCGCCGCCTTTGAACAACCAGATTGAATAAGTGTCCGCGCCGTTTGGCCCCCATCCCGGGTTGACGGCTCTATCTCCTGCAGCAATTAAATCCTCCTTTCTATAGACCTTATTTGCTGCGACCATCTTTCTACAGAACTCCCGCGAATTATCGGATACCGTGCCGGGAGCGTATGCGTAGCGTACTTTAATTATCTCGGTATCTTGTTCCGATCCGGCTTGGGGTTTGGAACTTGGAACGCTTGCAAATGCCCACATCGCATCGCGCGTTTCTTCGAGGTCGTAGTCAACTTCTACCTCATCGATAAGTTCCCATTCATCCCCCATCTCTTCGCCTACCTCATCGAGGTACGACATACAGCCGTCGAGGTTGGTTTCTTCGCTGTTTAGAGTAACCAAAGTACTCTGAAGCCCCGACGCATTTAGAAGCGTTTTAACGGCCTCTTCGACTACTTGTCGAGCCGGACGTATTACGTTCTTTTCGAATAGCTCTGCGCTCTCCGCAAGCTCCCCTCCGCCGCCCAACTTACCCGGTACAGCAACGCCAAACATTTGAGGCGACGTAACGCGGTGGCCTACCATAATCTTAGCCGTTACCTCCTCGCTCAAAAATTGGTATTGGTTGTGTGCGTCCGACAATTGGAACGGCTCGAAATCGGGCTTTCTCTCGGGATCGTCGGAGTACGTAACGATGAATTTACCCGCGTTGCCCGCTCCGCTCAACTGCCGCTCTATATCCATCCGGATACGGTTCCTTTCTTCTTGCGGTGGGATTCCGTTCTTGAAGTGAATCGAGAACGAAGGGCTCATTCCGTTCTGGATATTGTTAATGTGGTAAATCGAAATCTCTTTGTCGAGTTCGATGTAGTTAATCGAGCCTACGTAATCCGGCTTAGGGTAGTAAAACGAGCCCGGGCTAAACGGCTTTACGTACATGATTTGCGTAGGGTGGTCAATCTTCTTTTCTACGTCAAAGCAACAAATCTCTTCGGGCTCTTGTCGCTTATCGCTCCAGTCCTTAGAGTAGTAGTAGTATTCGACTTTCTCATCTTCGTTTACGAAGCCGCTGCGGACGTTCTCAAAGGGTAGGTGCGATACGTTTGCAATCGTAGTACGGTCGAGGCTCCAATTCACCTCGAGAGCGAAGCCGCCTTGTATCTTGAAATCCAAACAAGCCTTGCGGAGTTCGTCATTCAAGTTCCATTGGTCGAAAGCGAGGCGGCCTTCTAAATCGTTAGCGTCGAACCCTTCGCCGTATATCATCATCGCAATACTCGTAACAAGTGCGTTGTGAGTCGCAGAGGAATGGTAGAGGTCGACTAGGTACTGCGGAAAGAGGTTATCGTCTCCGTAATTGACGAAGCCCTCTCGGTTCGGAGTTTCGCGGTACGAACGCTCCTCGTATTTTGCTAATTGTAGAATTTCCATTACTGGTAATAAATTACGTTATCCGGGATGGATATAGAAGGAATGTCGTATCCGGTTTCTCCGGTTACCGTAAGCGTGCCGCGTTCAATTAACCCCTCTACGCTCGCATCGGAAGGGCTGAGGTTCGTACTTGAGTTCTGCCCGTAGACGTCGTACGTGTATTGCCCCGATTGCGTAAGATAGACGCGCCCGGCACTACCGAGGGGCTGGTTCGTATAAACCGAAAGCTTCGTATATCGGGCGTTATCTGCATCGACATTCCCAACCATTGCAAAGGTATCTTGGCTTGCCATGCTGGTAAATATAACGAGGTAGTGAGTAAACGCGGCGAAGTCCTTTTTCATCTCTTGAAGGGTGAGATAAATGAACTGTTCGTCGGAGCTATTGGGTGCGAGTATAATCATATCGAAAAAGAAAAGGGAGGACTAATGCCCTCCCCCGTCCTGTAACCTGTGAACCAAACAAATAAGAATCAAACAGTCGTGAAGGTCAAGAGGGTATCGCTTGAACTAACGAAAGGAGCGGGAATAGCTTCTTCAGCCGTAAATTGCAACTGATAGCCGTTGAGGTCGCCTTTTGCCGTACCCGTGCCTACGGTTCCCCCCGTTGCTTCCGCTCCGGTGGTGTGCCCCATGAGGATATAATTATCATTGTTGTCCTGAACGATAATTGACAAACGACCCTTCAACAATTCGTAAATTTCTGTATTGTCTACCGCGTCAAGATTTGGCATAGTCAATTCCAAAACCTGCGAAAAGAATACAGTCCCGTTTTCTACAGAAGCCGTAACGGTTTGCTGTAGTGAACCGCTGTTCTTAGTGAGTTCAAAATTCTTAAACACAACCGGCGTGGTATCGTCACCATCCACACCCGCTCCAGCAATTACGCCAGAAGTAATTGAACCCCATTCATCCGCTTCGAATTGTGCAATCCAAACGCGCTTGATTCCTCCGATTTTGTCTTTACAGGGGAAGGAACGCCCTGAAACTGTAATACTACAAGCCATGAGTTAGAGGAATTGTGGGGAGGGATTTAAAGCCCCTCCCCGATTCAA